AGGCCATCAACGTCAGGACGGTGACCAGGCTATGCACTGGGCGGACCTCCACGACGTAGGAAGGAAAAGTCGAAGGACTTGCTCTTTTCGATCAGGCCCAGCGTGACGGTGATCGCGCACGCCGCACTCGCAAAAGCGGCCACGCCGCTGGACTTGATCGGCAACCAGCGCAGCAGCTCCGGTGCCAGCTGGTAGCCGGCGATCACGCTCACCGGGAAATAGATCAATCGCGCCAGCAGCGGTTGCTTGGCGGCGGACACGACGAACAGCGCGCCGCCGGCGAAGGCGCCGATCAGCGCGTCACCGTCGATGCCAGGCAGCACGGAGGCAAGGCCCACACCGGTGGCGATCAAAAAGCCGCTCGATACGGAGGTGGGTTCGGTCATCAGGTCAGTCCCATAGCTGCACAAGCGGCGTCATCGCCGCTGTGGTGGTGGTTACCTCGGGCAACTCCACTGGCGTGCCATGCGGGAGCACGGCGCCCAGTTCGGCCAGGCCGGGATTGAGGAGGTAGGTGCGCTCGACCAGGCCGGCCGTGCTGCCCAGGTGGCGCCAGCACAGCAGGTCGACGGTGTCGCCTTGCATGGCGTGCACGCGCATCAGATGAGCTCTACCGTGCTGCGCGGCAGGTTCTGCAGATCGCGCACGGCCCAGCGCTGGTCGCGGCGTAGCTCGGTGATGCTCGGTGACAAGTCGTCGGCGCGCTGGTTGGCACTGTCGGTGGCATCGAAGCTGCGGTAGCGCTCTGCTACCTCGACGGCGGTGGCACACGCAACGGCGCGCAGGTACAGCTGCACGCGGCGCGAGATGCCATCGACCGCGGTGCTGGGCACATCAGCCAGTGCAGCGTAGCCGGCGGCCTGCTGCGTCTGCGCCCAGGCATCGAGCTCATCGTTGACCGCCAGCATGGCGGCAATAATGGCGTGGCGCAGACGGGCATCGGTGACGGTGCCATCCAGGCGCATGCTCGCCCGCACAGTGGCCGGTGCGATCGCCGGCCAGAACGGCGCATTGGCGATCGCATCAGGCGTGGCGCTCGTGGTGCCGGTGGCGGTGAATCCGCTCATGCATGGCTCGGAATAGATCGCCGGTGGTCGGGGCGTCACCGCAGCGATGCAGTGCTGTGGATCAGCCCCGAGCCGGCGAGGGTTGCGGGGACGCTCGGTTATGCGTTGGTGCCCGCAGGCTCAACGCTGAACTTCTTCAAGAGGCGCTCGGCGCGTTCCAGATCCTTCTTGCCGCCGCAGCTGCCGTGCAGCGCGATGGCGCGTTGCAGGTCGGCGACAGCGGCGGCGGCGATGGGCTGCGCCTGGTCGGCGGGCGTCTCATCGGTGATGCCTGCCAGTGATGCGCGGGCCAGTGCCAGGTGCAGCTTGGCGCGCACCTCGTCGGGCATGTCCTGCTCGGCGGTCAGCGTGGCGGTATCGGCCAGCACGGCCGCATCGAACGGCTGGCCGGTCTTCTGGGCCGACAATGCTGCTTCGGCGATCTCTTCAGCCAGCACGCAGCCCACCGTACGGGTGAAGCGGTCGGGCATCTGCAGCTGGTGCTTGAGCACATAGGCGCCCAGCTCCAGCGCGCCGGCATAGTCACCAGCATCAATGCGCCACACCATGCACGTGGTGACGATCTCATCCTGCGCACCCTGGCCACCGGCCAGCACGCCGGCCAGATACGGCACGTAGGCCGGCAGCAGCTGCACCTTGAGCGCGGCCTTGCCCTGGTCGGACTGGATCTGCTTCAGCCGCAGGCGATCGCTCTGCAGCTGCGCCATGTGCTGCTCGTAGGCGGTGGCGCCGGCCATCAGTTGGTGCGGTGCACGCTGGGCTGCCTCCAGCTCGGCGAGCACGCGGCTGTGGTGGCGCTTGGCGGGACTGTCGGCCATGGCTTAGTCCTCGATCTCGATGTGCTCCACCACGCAGCCCAGGCCGTAGTCTTCGACCACGTACGCATCGTTGGAGGACTCGTAGTTCTCGATGCGATCGCGTGCGGGCACTTCCTGGATGTAGCGGCGACGGCCGCCGGTCTGGTAGTAGATCGACAGGTTCGCCAGCGAAGTGACCATCAACGCGCCGTCCGGCAGGTACGGCACCTCGGCTACCTGCAGGCCGCCGACGCGGCGCTGGCTCAAGATCAGGTCGGTGGCGATCTTCTCGCTGGCCGGCTGATCCTTGTTGACCATCGGGAAATACTTGTCGTGCATCAGGTCGCGGCCCAGCACCACCACCAGGCTTGGATCCTTGCGGTGCCACGGGTCCAGCAGATTACTCACGACGTCGTACACCAGTGCGTCGAGGTTGCCGTAGTCGGCACCGGCACCGCCGATAACGACCTTGCCGGCCGTCTTGCCGCTCGCCAGCACGCGCTGGGCGGCGTTGATGCGGTACTGCTGCAGCCAACCGATGTTGACGTCTTCCAGCAGCGGGAACTTGGCGCGGTCGGTGTCGGCAGCGGCGTGCGTGCCGTTGAAGCCGATCTGCAGACGGTCCAGCGCCTGACGCTTGACGATGGCATCGCGCAGGCGCGCCTGGAAGTCGGGGAACTTGGCCCAGGTGTCGAGCAACGCATACGGAATGGCGGTGTCGAAGTCGGTCTTCTTGGCGACGTACTCGTTCTTGTCGAGTGCGGCCACGTTGCGCGGGGTGCGGGTCTTGCCGGCGCCGGTATCGGTGCGGCTGGCGATACTGCCGGTGACGCCGATGCCCACCTTCTGACCGGACAGTTCGTCCACCGGGATGATGTTGATCTTGGACAGGAACTCGCTCGACTCCTGCATGCGCGTTTCCAGCTTCTGCTGAACGGTCGGATCGACAGCGAAGGAATGGAAGGCGGAGGTGATGCCGTTGAGCTTGGCGATCTGCTCGGCGAACTGGTTGAACTGCAGGCGGGTGGCGTTTTGCATGGTGGCTCCGAAGGATGTGGCGCTGCGGCGTGTGTGTGGTGTGGGATCAGCAGTCGGTCAGCACGGCCGCGCCGCTGCCGGTGACCACCGGCCTTGCGGGCTGTGCCGGGTCCGGCTGCTGCGACAGCGACTCGCGCAGCTGCGCCAGGTCGTTTGCCAACTGCTCGTGCTTGGTCTTCTGCTCGGCGTGTTCGGCCTGCAGGCGGTTGAAGCGTTCGTCCTGGCCGCGCACGTACTCGGCGATCTCTTCGACGCCCTGGCCGAGGTCGGCGAACTGCTCGGCGGTGATGCTGGTGGCGTCCTCGCTCTTGAGTGCGGTGCGGATCCGGCTGAGTAGATTGGCAACCGGGCCTTCGCTGACTTCGCTGAATTCCAGCGCGGTTTCCTCGGCAACGGTGAACAGGTTGCCCGGTGACTGCTTGCGATCGGCCAGCGGATTGGCGTCCGGGTTCTGGCTGGCGAAGCTGAGCATGGAGGTGCCCAGACTGGCCGGCGAATCGGTCACGGCCAGGCCGACCAGATACGCCTTGCCGGTGTTAGCGAACTTCTCCTGCACCTCGATGCTGGTGTAGAGCTTCTGCTTGGACTTGTTGATGGTGATCAGATCGGCGGTCGGCTCGATCTGGGCAAACAGCGCCAGGCGCTTGCTGCCGTCGATCTCGACCTCTTCGGCCTTCACTGCAGTGACATCGCCATACGCACGGAATGGCGAATCCGGCAGCAGGCTGCGCATGTGCTCGATCCAGATGCGGGCGTTGTAGGTCTCGCGGTTGTAGGTCGCGGCCATGTCTTCGATCCAGCTGCGTTGGATCGTGCGGCCATCGGTGGTGGCGCCTTCGACGGCCACGCGGAACCAGTTGGAACGGAACTTCTTGGCCTTGGCCGACATGGGTGTCCTCTGCGCTGGATGCGTTTGCGATGACCCATGGTCAAACGCGACGCATAGCGCAGCAACGAAAACACCGTGTAAACAAGGCGATTACGCGTTGCTCAACTGTCGGGATTAAGAGGTGTGCTGCACCCTGATCGGCATGCAAAGCGTTGCCACCCAGCTCCCGATGGACACCCGCAGACAGGCCAAGTTCCTGTACTGGATGGGATGGCGCGTGACCGAAATTGCCCAGGCCATCGGCGAGAACGAGAAGACTGTACACAGCTGGAAGTCGCGTGACGAGTGGGATCGCGCAGATAACGTTGAGCGTATCGGTGGAGCACTGGAAGCGCGCCTGGTCGTGCTGATCATGAAGCCGGAAAAATCCGGCGGCGACTTCAAGGAAATTGATCTGCTGCATCGGCAGCTGGAGCGCCAGGCGCGCATCCAGCGCTACCAAGGCGGCGGCAACGAGGCCGACCTGAATCCGGCTGTGGCGAACCGCAATGCCGCGCCGAAGAAGAAGCCCAAGCGCAACGACTTCACCGAGGAGCAGATCGAGCAGCTGACCACGGCATTCGTCGACGGCTGCTTCGACTATCAGCGCGATTGGTACCGGGCCGGCAACGAGCGTACCCGTATCATCCTCAAGTCGCGCCAGATCGGTGCCACGTACTACTTCGCCCGCGAGGCGCTGATCGACGCGCTCACCACCGGGCGCAACCAGATCTTCCTCAGCGCGTCCAAGTCGCAGGCGCACCTGTTCCGTAGCTACATGCAGCAGTTCGTGCGCGAGACGATCGACGAAACGCTGTCCGGCGGCGACACCATCGTGTTTCCCAACGGCGCCGAGCTGTTCTTCTTGGGCACCAATGCGCGCACCGCGCAGGGCTACCACGGCAATTTCTACTTCGACGAATTCTTCTGGACCTACGGGTTCAACGAATTGAACAAGGTCGCCAGCGGCATGGCGATGCATATGAAGTGGCGCAAGACCTACTTCAGCACGCCATCGAGCATGGCCCACGAGGCCTACACGTTCTGGACCGGCGAGCGCCGCAACAAGGGCAAGCCGGCCGCGCAGCGGATTCAGATCGATGTCTCGCACGATGCGCTCGCCGGCGGTCGCCGCTGCCAGGACCGCGCGTGGCGGCAGATCGTCAACATCCTCGATGCCCAGCGCCGTGGCTGCGACCTGTTCGACATCGACGAGCTCCGCGAGGAATACAGCCCGGACGCCTTCGCCAACCTGTTGATGTGCGAGTTCGTCGACGATGGCGCCAGCATCTTCCCGCTGGCGATGCTGCAGCCGTGCATGGTCGATAGCTGGGTCGAGTGGGGTGAGGACTACAAACCGTTCGCCGCGCGCCCCTACGGCGATCGCGCGGTGTGGATCGGGTACGACCCGGCAGAGACGGGCGACACCGCCGGCCTGGTCGTGGTGGCGCCACCGCAGCAGCCCGGCGGCAAGTTCCGGCTGCTGGAGCGCATCCAGTTCCGGGGCATGGACTTCGCCAAACAAGCCGCCGAGATCGAGCGCATCACGCGCCGGTACTGGGTGACCTACATCGGCATCGATACCACCGGCATGGGCAGCGGCGTGGCGCAGCTGGTAAAGCAGTTCTTCCCGAATCTGGTCACCTTCAGCTACTCGCCCGAGGTCAAAACGCGCCTGGTGCTCAAGGCGTTCGACGTGATCCATAACGGGCGGCTGGAGTTCGACGCCGGCTGGACCGATGTGGCGCAGTCGTTGATGGCCATCCGCAAGACCATGACGGCCAGCGGCCGGCAATCCACCTTCACCGCTGGCCGCTCGGAAGAGACCGGCCACGCGGACCTGGCGTGGGCACTGTTCCACGCGCTGCAGAACGAACCGCTGGAAGGGCGCACCTCGCGCAACTCCGGCTTCATGGAGATCTCTTGATGTTGACCGACCAGTTGCCCGCGACCGCGCCTGCAGCGCCAGCCGTGCCTGCACGCATCGAGGCGTTCACCTTTGGTGACCCGACGCCGGTGCTCGATGGACGCGGCGTGCTGGACTATCTGGAGTGCTGGCAGAACGGGCGCTGGTATGAGCCGCCTGTGGCCCTGGATGGCCTGTCCAAGACCACCCGCAGCAATCCGTTTCTGCAGTCCGGGCTGATCTTCAAGCGCAACATGCTGGCGCGGACCTTCAAGCCGCATCGGTTACTGACGCGCGAGGCCTTCGAGCAGCTGTCGCTGGACTGGATCACCCTGGGCAATGGCTACCTTGAGCGTCGCCGCAACCGCATGGGCGGTGCGCTGTCGCTGGCTGCGCCGCTGTCCAAGTACATGCGGCGCGGTATCACCGAGGGCGAGTACTTCCAAGTGCGCACCTGGCACGACGAGCACGTGTTCGAGCCGGGCAGCGTGTTCCAGCTGCGCGAAGCCGATGTCGATCAAGAACTCTACGGCCTGCCCGAGTGGATGCCGGCGATGCAGTCCGCGCTGCTCAACGAATCGGCCACGCTGTTCCGGCGCAAGTACTACAACAACGGCTCGCATGCCGGTTTCATTCTGTACCTGACCGACCCGCAGCAGAGCCAGGAAGACGTGGATGCGCTGCGCAACGCCATGAAGGGCGCCAAGGGGCCGGGCAACTTCCGCAACCTGTTCCTGTACTCGCCAGGCGGCAACAAGGATGGCTTGAAGCTGATCCCGGTCAGCGAAGTGGCGGCCAAGGATGAGTTCAGCGGCATCAAGGGCATCACTCGCGACGACATGCTGGCCGCGCTGCGGATCCCGCCGCAGCTCATGGGCATCGTGCCGCAGAACGCTGGCGGCTTCGGGTCGATCCGAGAGGCCGCTGCCGTGTGGGCGGCCAACGAGCTGGAGCCGCTGCAGGCGCGCATGTTGAAGATCAATGACTGGGTGGGCGATGAGGTGATCGCCTTCACCCCCTACGCGCCGCCAGCGGCCGCGTAATCCTTTCCCACTGCAAGACCACGCAATGCTCAAGAACCTCCGTTGTGGCGAATGCGCTCGCCTGCTTTGCAAGGCCGGCGCATTCGATGAAATCCAGATCAAGTGCCCGCGCTGCGGCACCCTCAATCACCTGAAGGCCGAGAGCCTCACCTCCGATCGCCGCGAGCGAATCCAAGAAGGCTCTCACCATGAAAAACCAGCTCCTGCAGGGCGACGCCCTGACCATCCTGCCCACGCTCGAAGCGAATTCGTTCGACGCGTTGATCACTGATCCGCCGTATGCGAGCGGCGGCCTTACCGCTGCGGCACGGGCCAAGCCGCCATCGCAGAAGTACGTCCAGGGCGGTGGCGCGCAACTGCATGCCGACTTTGTCGGCGACGAGCGCGACCAGCGCTCACACCTGAAGTGGATGCACCTGTGGCTGTCCGAGTGCGCGCGCGTGCTCAAGGACGGCGCACCGGTCCTGCTGTTCACCGACTGGCGGCAGCTGCCGCTGACCACCGACGCCCTGCAGATCGCCGGCTTTACCTGGCGCGGCATCACCGTCTGGGACAAGACCGAAGGCGTGCGGCCTCAGCTTGGGCGCTTCCGCAACCAGGCCGAATACATCGTCTGGGGCAGCAAGGGCAACATGCCGTTGGATCGCCGCGCGCCGGTATTGCCTGGCGTCATCCGTGAATCGGTGCGCAAGGCTGACAAGCACCACCTGACCGGCAAGCCGACCGAATTGATGCGGCAGCTGGTGCGTATCTGCGAGGCGGGTGGGCGCGTGCTCGATCCGTTTGCTGGTAGCGGAACCACGTTGGTCGCTGCGCAGTTGGAAGGATTCGAGGCGGTCGGGATTGAGATGACGGATCAGTACACCGCCGTTACGCGCGATCGGTTGACAGCGCTGTAATCAGGTAGCCGGGCCGCTCATAGCGGCTCGGCTTTCATTGCGCGGGGGATGGGCGCAAGGCGATAACGCGATACTGACTACCGTCGCCATAGCGCGGCCCTTTCTTGTCGATCTCGGCGCATAGCCTGTCCTTGCCACAGGCAACGAGATTGGCACGAGCAACACGATCCAAAAAGGTGATCTCCGCCCTGAGTTGGGCGGCTTCCGCGATAGCCGCTTTTGTGCTGTAAAGCGCGTAGCCGGCGACGACCAGGCTGATGACACCCGCCACCAGCAGGGCAATCGATGCGATCCACATGCGCCGCGTTGTCGTTGTTTCCAGGGAATGCTGTGCGTGTGCGTAACGCCGGGTCGCCTGCTGGACCGTCTGCTCCGCAGTTGCCATCTTCTTGTTGAATCGCTCGGCCGCCGGTTCCAACGTTTGCGTCAGCGCCTGATTGCTCAACTGCGTCAGCCGGGGAAGTGCGCTTTCCACGACGCGATTGACGCGCTGATCGGCACTGTTGACGGCGCTCTGCAGAAGTTGCAGCTGCTCCCGGACCAGATCGTCCAATGCGTGCTCGCGCCGCTGCAGCGTCCCGATCATCGCCGCTAGGGCCTGGATCGATTCTTTTAGGGTGCGTACCGACCCGTTGACATCGGGCAGCGCGGAGGTGTTCTGCATGTCCATAGTGTTCTCTCGATGATTCAACTTGCTGCACGTGTTCCGGCTATCCACCACCGCCACCACCGCCGCCGCCACCACCGCCGCCGCCACCACCGCCGCCGCCGCCGCCGCCGCCGCCGCCGCCGCCGCCGCCATCTCCGCCACCACCACCGTCACCCTGCGGACCTTGCATCGCCGGGCCGTTGGCGAACTGCGGCAGTGTCATCACCATCACCGGGCCACGGCTGGTCTGCACCTCTGTCGAGACGTCCATGTTCAGTGCCTGGCGCGTATTCGCCTGCTCCTGGGCTTCCTGCATTGCCTGGGCATCCAGAAACTCATGCCCTTGTTTGGCAAGGGCCTGGCTGTAGGGACTGTTGGCGACCCGTTTCAAGGCCTGTTCGATCGCCAATTCGTTCTTGCAGTCGATGGCGTACAGCAACTCGTCCACATCCGGATCGCCGGTGATGCTTTTACGCTGGGGCTGCGGCCGATCTTCCTGCTCGCCAGCGGCAAGAGACTGTGGCGCGGTGTCTGCCGGCGGGGTGCGTGGTGGTCTCAGTCCAGAGGGGCCATCCGGATCGTACCCTTCACGC